GGCGGCCGGCACCACGACGGCGGGCGCCGTCTATGGGCCGATCCAGTCGGCCAATGAGGCCGACCAACTGTTCGGCGTCGGCTCGGTTATGTCGGCCATGTTCCGGATCGCGCGCGCCAACGCGCCATTTCAGCCGATTTGGGCGCTGCCTCTGGCCGATCCCGCCGGCGCCGCCGCGGCCGGCTCTGTCACGTTCACCGCACCCGGCGTCACCGGCGCCGGCGTGTTCCATGTCCTCGGCCGTCGCCTGACGTTCCAGATCAACAGCGCCGACACCGCCGCGACGATCTCGGCCAATTTCACCGCCGCGTTTAACGCGCTCGGCTTGCCGATCACCGCCGCGGTCGACGGCACGACCCCGGCCAAGACGAATCTGACGTTCAAGCACGTCGGCGCGATCGGCAACGGCGTCGAGGTGGAGCGCGCGACCGATGAGCCGAACGCGCTCGCCGCGGCCAATGCGACGATCGTCGGCCTCACCGGCGGTAGCGGCGTGCCCGACCTGGCGCCGGCGCTGGCAAACCTCGGCGACGACGAATTCGATTATATCGCCGGTCCCTATGCCGACACGAATTCGCTCAACGCGACCCGCGATTTCCTGAGCGACTCGAACGGTCGTTGGTCGCCGACGCAGCAGCTTTACGGGCATTACTTTACGGCGAATGTCGGCACCCTGTCGGCGCAAGTGACGCTCGGCGCCGGCCGCAATGACCAGCACGCCTCGATCATGGCGATTCCCTCCTCGCCGACTCCGGTTTGGGAGTGGGCCGCTGCCTATGCCGCGCTCGCCTCGGCGCATCTGTCTGACGCGCCGGAAGTCTCGCGCCCGCTGCAAACCTTGCAGCTTAACGGCGTGCTGCCGCCGCGCGATCGCGCGTCCTGGTGGGACATCGCCGACCGCCAGGCGCTTTACGCCGACGGCATGAGCGCATTCAAGGTGCGGGTCGACGGCATTGTCGCGGTCGATCGTGTCACCACGACCTATCGCCTGGCCGCCGGCGGCGTCGCCGACGCGACGTTCCGCGACGTGGAAACCATGTTCCAGGGCATGTTCGCGCTCCGCTATCTGCGCACGGCTGTCACCAACAAGCACTCGCGCCAGGCGCTGGCCGACGACAACCCGGCCAACCTGCCGGAGATCGCCACGCCGAAAGACGTGCGCGATACGCTGGTGCACGCTTACAACGACCTGGTGTCGCTCGGCGTCGGCGAGAAGCCGGAAATTTTCGCCAAGTATGTCGTGGTCGAGCGCGACCCGAACAACGCGACCCGGCTCAACGCCTCGGCGCCGCTCGACATGGTCAACCAGCTCCGCATTTTCGCGGCGAACGTTACCGCGTTCTTGCAGTATCAGACGGCATCCGGCGCCGTCGCGATCTAAGCGGCATCACCTCAATCGCGCGCCAGGCTGTGAGCCTGGCGCGCTCCATTCTAGCATTCGAAAAAGGGAAAACAGCCAATGGCTGACGATAGCAATTTCGGCGGCATTATCTCGATCTCGATCGACGGTGTGCGCATCCCGCCGAGCGAGGCCGATATCACGGTCGAGCCGAGCAACGTCTCGGTTGAGGCCAAGGCCAACCAGGACGGTTCGCCGTGCTATTCGAGCAAGCCGAAGCTTTACAAGATGGACGTAAAGTTTCGCGACAACTCGAATATCGTTTGGGACGAAGCGATGAAGCGCGCCAAGATCGACGTGACGGCGTCCGAGGAAACCAACAACCGGACTCACCTCATGACCGGCGCGCGTTTCACCGGCACCCCGTCGGTCAACCTCTCCGACGGCGCCGTCGACGGCGTGACGATCGAGGGGCCGAAATACCAGAAGATTTAACCGGCGCGGGTGGGCGCTATAGGGTCGCGAGGTCTCACGGTCGCGCGCCCGTAAATGCGAGCCATCACGGCGGGAGGGTGAGACAACCCCGCCTTTGCGTCACTCGCCTGGTGTTGTGCCAGGCAAGGCCGCGAGCGATCGAACGCTCGCGGCTTGAGATTTCAATCGACCAACAGAGGCGACAATGCGCAACCAGGTCAACGTGCCGCTCAAGCGGCCTTTCCCCGGCCATGAGGGCCAGGTCACGGAAATCGTTTTGCAAGAGCCGACCGCCGACGACTTCTTTGCGCTCGGCGCGCCGCAAACCTGGGTCCGCGCCGGCGAAGGCATGGCGTTGGTCGACGACGAAAAGGTGATCCGCGCCTATGTCGTGCGGTGCATGGTCAAGCCCGATCCGGTTCTCGCCTTCACTCAGATGAGCATCGTTGATGCGATCGCGGTCAAGGATGCCGTGATTGGTTTTTTTATCGACGTGGCGCCCGCGGCGCCATCGCCGGCGACCAAATCGAGCAATTCGACCTCCTCGCCGACTACCTAGTTTTTGCCGAGCGGATCGTCGACGCCAAGAGTGTCGGCGACCTCTCATTGTCCCAATTGCAATATTGGGCCGGCCGCGCGGTGACGATCTCGAAAAAGCGGAAGCGGAATAAATGAGCACGATCCTTGAAGCTTTGGCCGTTATCAAGGCCAAGGACCAAACCGGCGGCGCGCTCGAGTCCGTCACGCAAAAAGTCAACCGCATGTCGCGCGCCTGGTCGGCGCTGTCGCGTGACGTTGAGAAGCATATCGCGCTCGGCCAGCGCGCCGAGGTGCAGGCCTCGCGCATGGCGCGCGCCGGCCAGGCGATCGGCAACGGCGCCAAGATGGCCGGCGCGGTCGGCGGCGCCTATGCCGGCTCGACTGCAGCGCGCGCGATCGCCACTCACCTGGCGAAATCCGGCGCGGATCGCGGCCACGAAGAGGTGCGCATGCGCGCCGCCGGCATGACCGACAAAGAGGTCAAGGAAGCCGAGGAGTTGGCGCGCGCAACCAGCGCGAAATACAAGTCGATTTCGACGACCGAGATCATGCACTCGGCGCGCAACATTCGCTCGGTCGTTGGCACGTTCGAGGAAGCGACCAAGATCATTGACCCGCTGATGAAATTGCGCGTCGTCGCGCAAGGCGCTCACCCGGAAAAGGCCGAGGAGTTGGGCGAGGATTTCGACAAGCTGATCAAGGGCATGGAAATCAAGGGCGTGACGCAGGATCACGCCAAATTCGAGCACTATATCGACAACATGGCGAAAGCCGTGAACGTGTTCGGCGACACGCTGCGGCCGACCGACTTTTACGAAATGTTCAAGTATGGTCGCGCGGCAACGAATGCGCTCGGCGACGACTTCATGCTCAAGACGGCGCCGACGCTGGCGCAAGAGTTGGGCGGATCGTCGGCCGGTAAAGCGCTGTCGAGCTTTCACACCCAATTCGTCGGCGGCAAGATGTCGAATAAGGCCGTCGAAATGCTCGACAAATATGGCCTGATCGACAAGTCGAAGGTGATCAAGACCAAAACCGGCGCCGTCAAAGGCGTGTTGCCTGGCGGCGTCGTCGGCGGCGAATATCTTAGGCCAGGCCAGGAAGACCCGTATGCCTGGACTAACAAGGTGCTGTTGCCGCACCTCGCGTCAAAGGGCGTTACCGACCCGGCGGAAATCCAGGAAGCCATTAGCGCGCTCGCGTCGCAACAGACGACCGCGCAAATGATGAATATCTTTGCGACTCAACAGAAGCGCATTGAGAAGGATTGGGAGCTTATCCATTTGGCGCACGGCACAAGTGCCGCCGACGAATATCTCAAGAGCGATCCGAAGGTCGCGCAACAGTCCGTGCAAAAGCAGTTCGACAACTACTTTGGCGACTCGGCTCAACCGTTCACGCAAGGCGCGACCAGCGGCATGAATTGGCTCGCGTCGGGCCTCAACTATATGTCGGGCTATGCCAAGGAAAATCCGACGCGCAACGCCGCCGGCTTGACCTTCCTGTCGACGCTTTCGGCGGCGATGTCTGCCGACGCAATGGGCGGCCTTTTCCAGAAGTGGAACGGCACCGGCGACTTTGCCTCGCAATTCAAGGCCGGCTTCTCGCGCATGTCGCTGATGCTGGCGCCGATCCTCGACATTGCGACGCGGAAGGACATCTTGCCGGCGAACGCGACCGCGACGACCCGCCGGCTGTCGCAAATGCTCGACCAGGACAAGCTTAACCGCCTGGCCGACCTCGACGACGCCGACAAGGCGGCCTCGATCTACGGCGACAAGGATTTCGAGGCCCAGGCGATCGCCAGGAACAAGGGCGAGCGCGATCGGCTCGAGTCTGAATTGGCCGCAAAGGGTTATGCGGGGCCTGGCGTGCCTGGCCGCGGCATGATGGCAGGAAGCTACACCGTCGACGATATGCAACGCGCGCTCGGTATCGGCGGCGGTGCCGGCGAGCCGGTCAAGGCCGAGGTCGTTGGCGAGGCGACGCTCAAGACTGAGGTGACGGTTTCGCCGTCGCCGGACTTCCTGACACGGATTTCGCAAACCGTGCAGAACGGAATCAACGCCTTCAAAAATTCAGGTGGCGGCGCGACCGGCACGACCGGCTCGACCGGCCGAGGCATGCCGGAAGCCGGGCCGCCGCAGTAAAAAGGATCTCCGAAAATGGTCGCTGGCCGTGATTGGTTGTCGACGCTCTGGCCGGCATCCTTTAAGGGGGTGCCGTTTTACTTTGAGGCCGACAAAGAGACTGGCGGGCGCGGGCTTGTCATTCATGAATTCCCGAATCGCGACGATCCTTTCATTGAGGATTTGGGCGAGGCGCCGCGCTTCTATTCCGGCTCGGCCTATGTGCACGGCGACAACGCCGACGCGCTCGCCAACGCGCTGAAAACCGCGCTAGCGTCGCGCGGTCCCGGCACCCTGGTCGTGCCGTATTTTGGGCCGGTGACGGTTCATTGCCAGGAATTCGAGCGATCGAATGAGCGGGAAAAACTCGGCTACATCGCGTTTGAGCTAAAGTGCGTTCGCGCCGGCGCCGCGTCGGCGTTGATCTCGCTGCCGTTCCTGCAAAATGCGGGGTTCATCGCTGCCGGGAATGTCGCGACGTTGCTCGGCTCGCTGTTCCCGACGACGATCACCACGCTCGCGCGGCCCGACTCCGTGATCGGCGCTGTCACCGACACGCTCGCCGGCGCCGCCGCCGCCGTCGACGTGCTGCGACAAACCTATCCGACCGATCCGGCGACCTCGGCCAAGCTTCGCGA